CAACAAGCAGCTTTTGCTTTAGAAGACTTTAGAAAAGCTATGAAAAGTATGAAATCTAATTTAATTAATCCAACACCAAGAGTAATGACAGACGATAGAAGATACTTTTAATTAATGGCACGTTCCCAACCCTATACAGTAGCATGTGATGGTGGTTTACTAACCTCATCTAATGCTATTGATTTATTAAAAACTCCCGGAGTAGCAACTAAACTACAAAACTTTGAAGTTTCTATTGAAGGTGGTTATCGTAGAGTAAATGGTTATGCTAAATATAAAGTAGGTGATGTAACTGCAGCTCAACCAGCTGGAAGTACTGCTACTATTTTAGGAGTCTTTCCTTATGCTGATGGAGTTATAGCTTGTGTTAGTGATGATATATATTTTACTAATGATGGAGCTACTTGGTTACAAATAAATCGAAGTTCAGTTTCAGGCAGTGGTGATAACTACTCAACCTTTACAAGTCAAAGTATTTTAAATAGAACTAATCAAGGCCAATGTACTTTTGCTATAGCTGAAGGTGCTACCTTTGACTATGGTGAAGTTTTTATAGCTGATGGAGCTAATAAAATTTATAGCTTTCGTATGGAAGGCACGGGTAATTTAAATACTAGAACATTTTTTGCTGCTGAAATAACTGTTGATAGTACTAATGGAGTCAAGTTTATAACTATTCACGACAATCATTTAATAGCAGCAGGGGTAGCAGGTAATTTAAATACTGTTTTTCATAGTCAAGTTAATAATTACGATAACTTTGCAGCTGGTGGTAGTTTTACTTTATCAGACCAAGTAGTAGGTATTAAAGGTTTCCGTGAAGATTTAATTATATTTTGTGAAAATAGTATTCATAAACTTATTAATCTTCATAACTCTGATACCGTTAGGATAGACCCAATTACAGATAATGTAGGTTGCTTAAGTGGCTACAGTATTCAAGAGATTGGTGGTGATTTATTATTCTTAGCAGCTGATGGTTTTAGAACAGTTGCCGGAACAGCAAGAATTGGTGACGTTGAGTTAGGCACAGTCTCAAAACAAATACAACCTATTGTTAGTGAACTAGCTCGAAACATAGATGACTTTGTTATTAATAGTTTAGTTATTAGAGAAAAGTCACAATATAGGCTTTACTATACTAATGTAAATTTAGCTAACTCAGCTCAAAAGGGCATAGTAGGGACCTTAAGACCAAATGGTTTTCAATGGTCAGAACTATTAGGTTTAGAAGTAACTAGTGTCAACTCAAACTTTGATAACAATGGTGTTGAAGTTTATTACCATGGCGATACTAATGGTTATATTTATACGCACGATGTGGGGTATAGCTTTGATGGTTCTAGTATAAATGCTATTTATGAAACACCAGATTATGATTATGGTGACTTTGGTACTTTAAAAACTTTGCATTATATTAAGATATCTATAACACCAGAAAGTAGCATACAACCAACACTTAGAGTTAGATATGATTATAGTAGCTCTGATATACCACAACCAGAAGACATACTGTTAGATTCAGTACCTGCTCCAGCTCTTTTTGGTCAGTCAGTTTTTGGTCAAGCAATATTTGGAGCAGCGGAGCAACCACTAGTTAGAGAATCACTAGTAGGTAGCGGACACAGTAACAATTTTAGATTTTCAAGTAATGATTCAAATTCACCCTACATTATAAATGGTTTTTATGTAGATTATATACCTTCAGGCAGGAGATAAGACATGGCAGGATATACCCGACAAAGTACATTTACTGATGGCGATACCATCACCGCAGCATTATTTAACAATGAGTATGACCATTTATTAGCAGTCTTTAGTAATGCTACTGGTCACAAACACGATGGTACAGCTAGTGAAGGTCCAGTTATAGGCCTAATAGGTGATGCTGGAATATTAACACCTCTTAACAAAGTCTTAATAGATACTACTAATGACCATATAGAATTTTGGATAGATGATTCAAGTAGTTCAGTACAACAACTTTATATTGCAAACGGTGCAATAGTTCCTACTTTAACTAATGATATAGATTTAGGTACTTCTTCTCTACAATTTAAAGATTTATTTATAGATGGCACAGCTAACATAGATAGCTTAGTAGCCGACACTGCAGATATTAATGGTGGTTCAATAGACGGTGCAGTCATTGGAGCTAACTCAGCAGCAGCCGGTACTTTTACCACAGTAACTACGACAAGCAACGTTGTTGTTGGTGGTAATTTAACTGTCTCTGGCACAACAACCACAGTCAACAGTAATGAAGTTAATATCGGTGATAACATTATTGTTCTTAATTCAGATGAAACAGGGACACCATCACAGAACGGTGGGATTGAAATAGAACGAGGCACAAGCACTAACAAGACTTTAATATGGAATGAAACCACAGATAAATGGACAGTAGGTTCAGAAACTTTTGTAGCTGGTACAGTTGAAGCAGCTCTAACAGGAAATGTGACTGGTAATGTTACAGGTAATGTTACTGGTGATGTGACTGGTAATGTGACTGGTGATGTTACAGGAGATTTGATAGGAAACGTTACAGGTAATGTTACTGGTAATGTGACAGGAGACTTGACAGGCGATGTAACTGGTAATGTTGCAGGTAATCTGACAGGCTCTGTTCTAACTGCAGCCCAAACAAATATTACAAGTCTTGGTACCCTATCAAGCTTAGCAGTCTCTGGTGATTTAACTGTAGATACTTCAACACTTAAAGTAGATTCTAGTAATAATAAAGTTGGTATAGGTACTACTTCGCCTTCTAGACCACTTCATGTTAAAAATAATGATAATGTTATTGCTTTCTTTGAAAGTACAGATTCTAATTCTTTTATACATATAAAAGATACTGTGTCAGGTTTATCTATTGGTTCAGATTCATCAGGTAATGGTGTGTTTTCTGCTGATATAGATTCAGTAGGCTCTAAAAATATACTGTTTAAATTAGCAGGAAGTGAAAAAGTTAGAATAGACTCATCAGGCAACCTAGGCATTGGTACAAGTTCTCCTAGTTCATTACTACACGTTGCAGGAGATGCTTTAGTTACAGGTAACTTGACAGTCAACGGTAATCTAACCTTTGGTAACGCAGCAACCGACACAGTTTCTTTTGGAGCTGATATAGATTCAAACATTATTCCAGACGATGACAATACTTATGACCTCGGCAGTTCTTCACAGGAATGGAAAGACTTATACAT